TCAAGAGCAAGACCTTTCCAGACAAACTCAGATTCTAGTAAAAAAGTATTGCTTTCTTTGTATGGATCTCCAGAACCTAACTCTACATAGAACCCATGTTTTTTTTCTTTAGTCATAGAAATAACAAATGATTCTTGGAGAGAAGCGCTTTTGCTATTCTTGTAATTAAGCATATATTTATTATATCAGACTAGCGGGGGAAGAAAATTAATCTTCAACTCTATCCAACTCCCACATTCTAATATCTATAAACCCAATTCTAGATTTATCTGCTACTTCTTGGGAATCAGCCTCTATTACAATACGAACACTTGTCTCTATATCAATTCCAGAGTTAAGTTTAGTGCCAGCATTCTTTTCATACATTTCCTCTATTACAGATAATATTGGTTTGTAATAATACTTAGGCAATTGCTCCACCCTCTTTAAGTTTGTCATAAATGTTTGACATCATAAAACCAAGACTAGCCTGGCTCTGCTCAATTTGTTTTTCAAGATCTGCTGCATTTAATCCAGCCTGAAGACCCATTGCTCGGTTATCCTCATTAATGCTATTTAGCATAATATTTACTGCTTCGTCTTTTGTCATACCCATTCCTTTTCTTGGTCGTAAGTTACAGAGTACTCCCCTGTAAATATTTCGGCGTACGAAATGATATCTCTATTATACCGTATAACGGTTTCTATGCCAACTTTGTCGCACATGTACTTGCTACCCCTGGTTAGTCTTTCAAACTTCATCCCCTGGGCTTCTAGGGCGTTATTAAGGGTATCTAAATACCTTTGCTTGCCATAACGTTTAGATACAAATGCTTGATCAACATATTCAAACCTTGCATCCCTATCATTATCTTTTGCAATGTCCGAATTGTCCATTATGTACTGTAATGCAGGATGATCCATCCTATCAGACCAGTTTCGCATGTTAGGCTCATATTTTTCCATATTGCGTAGTGTTGAATCAGCAAAGGCCATGCGTATTAGGTCTGAAGTGGAGGTTTGAACCTCTGTTGCGAACGAAATCAAAAAAGCGGTTGCGAAAGGAAACTTGTCGCTATAAGTCGTTATGCCGAAATGTACATTCGGATTGAAAGACTCAGTTGACATACCGTCTTCTAATCGGCGCATATGATTTCCGAGAGATACAAACTCTTGTCGATTCATATCGCAGTCGACGAACAAGCATTGCTCTGGATCTATCCCGTCGGCGAGACACAAAATGTTTTTGTCATATGAACCCACTATTTTCGAACCGTTAAAACGCTCTATTAATTTTGCGGTCATAAAACCATCCATGTCGGGAGATATAATTAAATTTTGAGAATGCTCCAGTGTATCAAGTATGTCCGTTTTCATTTTTGTTAAATATACCCCTTATAATAATCTTATTATGACAGTACAAGACTGGGCTTCGCTAATCGTAGCCATCTTAACAATTGTATCATCAATCGCTTTTGGAATCAAGTGGCTAGTAAAACACTATCTCATCGAACTTAAACCAAATTCTGGATCCAGTCTAAGAGATGCTGTCACAAGGCTAGAAATGGCTTTGGACGAACAAAGAGTTGACTCAGTTAAATCCAGAAATCGTCAAGAAGAAAAGTTGGACGAGATGTATAAAATTTTAATTGATCATATCGCTAACACTAAAAAATAATTTGCTATATACTATATATAATATATAAAGATAGTTTTTAAAACTATAAAGATATCTTTCTTTCTTATATATATTTAAGTATACACTATCGCAATCCTGGCATATAAGACAAACCTTGACAAATCGGACATTACCTATTATAACAATTTGATAAACTTTTTATATCATGTCCGTTTTGTCCTTTATGGTATAATTTTCTTGTTGGCTAATACCTTGGTTTGTCCTATACCCACCGACCTTGGTATTAGTCAATTTTTATGGTATAATCACAGTATGCCTATTCACTCTTCTCTTGCTTTTGGTGCCGATCCAGTCACTATGCAGTGGAGCGTTGTTAGAGGAGATACTGGGACTCTAAGAGTAGAGTTCTATGAGGATAATGAAGTAGATTATTATGATACTACTGGGTGGATTTTTAGAGCAACTGCTTATGATCAATCTGGTAATGTTTTAGATGCCCTGGATTGTGAGCCTTCAGATGGTTTTGTAGATATTACAGCCCATCCTTCGGTTACAAAAAATTGGGGATCTAAATATTCATCAATCGTGGCTCAACTACCATTTGATTTACAGGTAATAATTCCACAAAATATTGAAGACACTGTTTGGACTCCTGTTATTGGAACCATTCAAGTATTAGGCGATGTTACCCCAGGAGGTACACTATAATGGCAGTTATTAAGATTGTTCCAATGCCAGGCGCAGTTGGAGACAAGGGAGACGAAGGTGCTCCAGGACCACAGGGTCCACAAGGACAAACAGGACAAACAGGACAAAACGGACAAGATGCACTATGGTTTTACAATGGTGAGTACAACTCAGGTGCAGGATATGTAGTTGGAGATGTCGTAACATACGATGGACAACTTTGGTATCGTAAACATGCTAATGGCGGAAATGTCGGAGACACACCTTCACAAGGATTTATTTGGGATTTAATTGCAGCAAAAGGTGCAGATGCTGAATTACCAATTGGTGTTAACTCATCCTTTACTATTGGAAATCAAACTTTTAATATTGTAAATGGAATTATTACATCTATTGATGTAAACATTCAAGCATAATAACGTGAGATAATAACTCCATGGCTGTTTCTAAATCTATGGATTTTCCAGGTGCAAAAAAATCTTCTTATGCTGCACAAGTAGAACAAAGTCAAGCATCTCCTACTGTGGATAATGCTCTTTCATTTCTTCCAGTCCCTGGCCCAGTAGGACCACAGGGACCCGCAGGTAGAGACGGTAGAGATGGAAAAGAAGGACCTGAAGGACCAGAAGGAAAGCCAGGACAAAAGGGTGATAAAGGTCCAGCAGGAAAAGATGGAGCAAGTTCTTTATCTTCTTCAGGACAACAAGCAGGATGGGCATCATACACAAACACTATTGACAAACCAACAAAACTCGGAGTATCTCAAGGAAACGATGGATGGGTAACGCTTTTGTTAGACACAAAGGACAAATCACAAAATGAGACATACCTTCCTAAAGGTTGTACTAGCCTTTGGAATAGTCATCAAAGAGCCCTTAACTTTCACGGTATCAAAGAAGGCTCCCAAGTATTCGTAACATACAACTTTGAACTAACTACCTATACGGCTAATACTGAGGTTTGGCTAAGGACATATTTTGCAAGTAAGGATCAGGAGTTTGTTCAGTTTGTAGGATCACTTAAGTATCAGAACGTCTACAACCTTTCAGTTACTCAAAATATATTTATCGAAGACAAGGCTATGTGGGGCAACGGAGCAGTACCTCAAATTAGAACAGACTTTGATGCCTCCGTAATTCTCAATTCTGTATACGTCAGCGTGGTATAATAAAACCATGGCATTTCCAGCAACCTATGATTTTAACTACTATAAGGGTGATACCTTTGAATTTCGTATCTACCCGAAAAAGAACGATGGAACGGTTTTTGACCTAAGTACTTTCTATATTCCAACAAACTATGCCAACACACCAGACGATGTAACAGATACTGTTGCTCCATATGATAGTGCTCAGTTTACAATATCAAATGTTCGTGGCTCCACTGGTCTTGCTACAGGAATGCCACTTAAATGTTTTGCCAGAGTGTCAGATGACAACACATTCGTACAGTGTGCAATTAGACCAGCAGAAGGAAATCAACTGATTGCTGGAACAGAATATGTGTATGACGTTGAAGTTAAAAAGCCATCAGGATTGTCTGGCACTGGAAGTTATGAAGTTGTCCAGACATTGCTTACTGGAAAAATAACAATTACAGATCAGGTTACAGGCGCAACGTCTGCAACATCAGGTGCTTAATGGCAGACATCCTTTTATCAAATGACGACCTAACAGTCTTTGGTGGACCAGAAACAATTAGTCTTGATTTAGATATAGGACCACAGGGTGATCGTGGAAGCATTATCGTGGGATCAAATGGAAATCCACAAGATGCAAATGTTAATGCTGCAATAGTTCAAAGCCTTCAAGCATTAGATATTGCAATTGACTATAATCCAGCATCTGCAACATATAAGACAGTTTTTCAAAGAGTAGCAACAGCAACAGGAACACAATGGACGACAATGTTCAACCTAAAAACAAACTACTATTCTTCAATTAAAGAGGAAGTTGCTGTTAATGGAACATTAGAAATAACACCAATAAATGTTGCAGATATTTACGGATCATCTGGTGTGACAGCAGCAACATCAAATGCCTTCAATATCCAGTACTCAGTATCCTCACCAGACTCTGCTGGTCCTTTAGCAACAACTCTTTTAATAAAGCCACTAATAACTAGTCAAGGCTTTTTGGCACTACCACTTGAAATAAAGGGTGTAGAATATATTGATGACGCTTGGCAGCCTATGGCTGGTCCAAAGCGTGTTCATTTATTTATTACGGTGGTATAATGACAAGAGGTGATTTATAGTGGCAGCAGAAAATATTGACAAAACCCCTACGGGTACTGGGCCTTTTAACACCAAAATGCCAGGACTCGGAGATCCTGCCGATATCCAAGCAGCATTAAGACTTTATCACTATGGATCAGACACTTATGATGCAGCAGCACAAACCCCAGGCCCTCTCCCAATCCCCTCAATTGCAAACTACCTTAAAACTCTTACAGATGCAATCGCTGCTGAAACAGCAGCACGTGTTGCTCATCAAAACAAGACAACAGATGTCCACGGTATAGCAAATACTGCAAATCTAGCATCACAGGCATATGTAATTAATGCTCTAGAAGGTGCTACAGCAGAATATCCAAACCTTGCAGGAGATGGCCTTGAATGGAACGGTATCGATGAAAGATTTGATCTTGATCCATCTCTACTAAATAATAATACTGTAGTAGTAAAGACATCTGCTTTTACTTTAGATCCCCTCGATGTTAATAAAACAATTTTTTTACAAATGTCATCCCCAACAAACTTGTCTATCCCGCTAAATTCTGCTGTTAATATACCAATTGGATATAAATATAATTTAGTTGAAATTGGTTCAGCAAGAACAACTTTTGTTCCAGCATCTGGAGTAACTGTTGGAAGTAAGAACTCACAACTATTTTTAGATGGAACTTACAGTAAAGGAACTCTTGTAAAGATTGCAACAGATAGTTGGGTTTTGTATGGAGATGTTTATGAAGGCGTTGCAGTAGCACCTACACCAGCACCTACACCTGCTCCAACCCCAGCACCTACTCCAGCACCAACTCCTGCACCTACATCTACACCAACACCAACACCAACTTCAGGAACTCCTACTCCTACACCAACACCAACTTCAGGAACTCCTACTCCTACACCAACACCAACTTCAGGAACTCCTACTCCTACACCAACACCAAGTTCAGGAACACCAACACCTACTCCAACACCAACTGCAATAATTGTTCCAACTCCAAGTCCAACACCAAGTTCAGGAACACCAACACCTACTCCAACACCAGGACCAACAGTCTGGTACTGCACATCAAATTATACTGAAGAGGCAGGAGGACAGTTTGAATGGGATAGCAATATAACTGGATCTGTTTGTGGCGTTTCTGCTGTTGCATGTTCTACAGTTTCATACCCTGCACCACCAACTATTCCAAACTGTGTAACACCAACACCAACACCAACACCAACTTCTGCAACAAGTCAATGGTATTGCTCTACAAGAGAAAATGATGGAACTACTGCTAATTACACAAGCGACACCAATAATACTAGTTGCAATAGCGTTGCTGCAACAATATGTGTTTATGGACCAGCAGGAACATCATATCCAGCATTCCCTGCATTCCCATGCAGTGGCACACCAACACCTGCGCCAACGCCTTCACCAACACCTACTCCAACGCCAACGGCCTCTCCTTGTAATCCAGACTGGAGTTTAATCCCTCAGTCACAATGTGCTGAATGTGGATTAGTATGGAATGCATCACTTGGTGAATGTGTTAGTACAGGAACACCAACACCAACACCAACTCCAACACCAACTCCAACTCCGACTTCAACAACAACCCCAGCACCTACACCAACACCTACAAACAGTTTGTGTACAGATCCTTCAATTCTTAACCAATCACAATGCCAGGCTTGTGGATATTATTACAGCACAACATTTGGAGAGTGTTCTGCAACTCCATGGAATGGCACACCAGCACCAACTCCGACACCAACACCGACACCAACTCCTACTCCAACTCCTACTCCAACTCCAACTCCAACTCCAACTCCAACTCCAACTCCAACACCAACACCAACACCTACTCCAACACCTACTCCATGTGCACAATTCTTCTGTGCAGCATACGGAGAATATATTTGTGTAGGAGATTTCTGTCCAAGCAATACACCTGCTCCAACCCCAGCACCTACACCTGCTCCAACCCCAGCACCTACACCTGCTCCAACCCCAGCACCTACACCTGCTCCAACCCCAGCACCTACACCTGCTCCAACCCCAGCACCTACACCTGCTCCAACGACTGCTCCAACACCAGCACCTACACCAACACCAACATCAGCATGCACTGGATGTATTAGAAATTATTGCTATGAGCCTTGCCCATCATGCTGTAATGGCGATTGCGGATGCTAGTCTATAGTGTATAATTGAATAAAACAACTATAGAAGGAGACATAAATGTCAGAAGAACTAACTCCTTGGCAAAGATATAAACAAAATTTAGGAGAAACCAGGCCTTGGGATATTGTAAACCCTTCAACAGAATGGGCACCTGCCGAGGTAGCAGAAGAAAGATACTCTATATGTAAAGCATGTCCAGAACTAATTAAATTAACAAAACAATGTAAAAAATGCGGATGTTTTATGGTAGCAAAAACAAAACTACAAGGGGCAGTATGTCCATTAGGGAAATGGTAATATGGAAAAAATATTTTGGGAAAATGATAAAGGAATAATTTTTAACAAGTATAGAGCAATAGAAAGAACTGAGATTGCTCCTGGAATAATGTGTTATGAAAATGTAATACCCGAAGAAACTTTTAAAACTGTTGTTGTTGATCTTGAAGAAGGAATGCAATCAGCGAGAATAGAATGGCTTGCAGCCCAGGTAAAAACTGGAGTTGGAGATTCTGTAGAGTCAAACGTAGACACAAAGTCAAGAGACACACAAACTATTAACATTCCGTATTCAGAAATAGAAAAAGACGATTACTCAGATATTGGAGCAGCATTTTACACTTCTATGGCTAATCTTTTTTTAGAAAATTTAGTTCCTTTAGAAATTAATTATCAAAATAATTACGGCATAGGTTGTTCATGGCATGACTCTTATCAAATATTAAAGTATGGAGTAGGTCAAAAATTTACAAATCATATAGATGATCATCCAGACTACCATAGAAGAGTATCAACCCTATATTATCTTAACGATAACTATTCTGGAGGAGAATTAAATTTTCCAAGATTTAATCTTTCTTTTAAGCCTAAAGCAAATCAGATGGTTATATTTCCTTCTACCTATGTTTACAATCATTCAGTATCTCCTGTTACTGAAGGAGAAAGATATGCAGTGGTTAGTTGGCTTAGATGATAAAATTAGTTCAGTTAGACCCTAATGGTCTATGCAATCTTGGATGTTGGTTTTGTCCAGTAGCATATGAAGAAAACCCAGTCATTGGGCGAGGCACCATGCCTATTGAGACAATTAGATCTGTTATTGAGCAATTAAAAAATGGTGTTGGAGATTTTGTAGATCCATCATTTTCTTTTATTTATACAGCACACTATAATGAAGTTCTTCTTTATAAACACTTTAGAGAAATGCTTGACTTATTTAGAGAGCATGGACTTAGAACAATGGTTCTTACCAATGGCTCTCCACTAACAAAAGACAAAATGGATATTATCAAAGAATACAGCGATGTTGTTGATATAATTCATTTTAATACCCCGTCTGCCGACGCTACCACTTGGGCAAAAATGACGGGCAAACCTGAAAAAATGCATCAAAGAGTTATGGATAATATTAGATACGCAATAGATAACTTTCCACATCAAAGAGTTTCAATGCAGGTAAACGGAATAAATGAAACTTCTCTTGGCTACATGGAGTTGTTAGAAAATGCTCCTGCAATAGACTTAAATGATAATACTGGAGATACGGCTACTGCTGTAAAACAAATGAAAGAATCTTTTCCAGAAATAAGCATATATGCAAATACTTCTTTGGTTGATAGAGCAGGATATCTAGATACCCGTGGAATAATGAAAAACCAGATAACTGGCAAAGGAAGTGTTGTTGGTTGTAACAATATGGGCAGCAGACCAGACACCTGGATTCACATAAACGCTAACGGCGCTGTGTTTCTTTGCTGTAATGACTATGATTTTGAAACGGTATTTGGAAATGTAAATGATACTCCAATAAAGGAAATTTGGGAAAGTCAAGAAAGAAAGGACATGATCAAGCATTCATATGAGAACTTTTGTACAACTTGTATTCATGCTATATGGAAAGAATAATGAAAAAAAGCATCTTTATTCAAATAACATCTTATCATGACTATGAACTTGAGAAGACTATAAGAAATGCTATAGATAAGTCATCAGGAGAAACAGAACTAGTTTTTGGTGTGCATTCAATTTTTTATGAAGACAATTCTTGGATTGAGCCAGTAAGAAATATTGCTAATGTTAAGTTAATTGAAAGCAAAGCCCCAGAAAATCTTGGAATGGGGCTTGGTCGAGCCATCGCTCATGATTTGTATAATGGAGAAGACTACTACTTTCAAATAGATGCTCATAGCAGGTTTGATCAGAACTGGGACACATTCTTAATAAACGAAATAGATACTCACAAAGGTAATGGATTTAAAAAGCCCTTAATTAGTCAGTACCCAAAGCCATTCTGGTACGAAGGCGATACAGAAAAAGTAAATCAACATAAAGAGGTCGTTACTCAATTTTATTGGAAAGATAAAGAAAGATTTAAACACAACAGAATGCCAATGCAGGGCACTGTTTTAAATCCAGAAGGAAACATATTTTCCATCTCTGTATCTGGAGGGTCTATTTTTACAGAAGGAGAATTCATAAAGCCAAACAAACTAATATTTGCTGACGGTGAAGAAATATTTATGGCAGCAAGAGCATATACTAGCGGATATGACTTCTTTGTTCCAAGCGAGATGTTTATGTATCATCTTTATTACGGCACAGAGGGTAAAAACGCAAGAAGGACTGTATACCCAGACTGGCCAGAACAAACAGCAGAACTAAATAAAATATCTGTTGACGAAATTAGGTTTGTATTAAGTGGAGAAGGAATAGTCGGAGAAGGAAGACTTGGAACAGAAAGAACTTTATCTGAATACGGAAAGTTTTGTGGACTTGACTTTGTTAACGGAGAAATTTTAGACAATTATTATGAGTTCTAAAGTATTAGTAACTGGGTCTCGTGGGTATGTAGGAACTGCAACAAAAGAGTTGTTGGAAGATTACGGATATGAAGTAGTTGAAATAGATAGAAAAATTAATAAAGACACAAGGCTAATATTTAAGCACATTAAGCCAAATACTCTATCTTACATAATTCATCTATCTGCTAAAAAGTCTATTCAAGATTCTATAAAATATCCACTTTCATATTATATGAATAATCTTTTTTCAACATTTATTATCGGAATGACCTCTAGATTTTTTGATATCCCAGTTGTATTTGCTTCCTCAGCAGCAGTCTATAATCCTTATAATCCATACGCCAAGTCAAAACTTTTAGAAGAGAAGATCTTAAAGTCTTTATGCAAAAAACTTGTTATATTAAGATATTTTAACATTGTTGGAAAATCTAGTAAAACAAAAGACGATCAAAGTGGAAACATATTTTCAATAATTAACAAAGATCCAAACATAAGAATAAACAGCATCTCTTCAACAAGAGACTATGTTCATGTTTTAGATATAGCAAAAGCCAATGTCTTATCTATTGAGTACCTTAAAGATAATGACTTTTTGCTTACAGATATTTTTACTGGAAACCAGTTTACTATGATTGATGTGGTAAATGAGTACAAGGCTAATGGTGTTATTATTAATTATACCGTTTTGCATTTGCCAGACCTAACGGTTCTACCAGAAATAGATAACAGAGACCTTCTTGGATGGTTTCCTTCTTACACTTTCTCAGATGGCGTTAAGTCAGAGATTAGTTTTAGATAATAAAATACCCCCAAGGATTTCTCCAAGGGGGTATTCTTTTTATATATTACTTAGGAAATTTAGCCATCCAGTATTTGGTTCTTGGAGTGATGCCCTTCCATGAGGACCAATCGTCTCCACCATTTGTCATGTAGTATGCAATCTCTGCATTCTTGACGGGATTGAATAACTCAGCGTTAGACTCAAGATCAAACTTAGTCCTACGATCAGGACCAAGGTTGTCGATCATATTAATTTGGAACATACCATAAGACGAGTCTCCAGTCTTGTGGTTTCCGTTAAATGCTAATGGTCGTCCATTAGATTCCTTCTTGGCAACTGCCCAAGCCACAACAAGGTCTTTCCCCTTGAAGCCAACTAGCGAAAGCAGTTCCTTTAGTTCTAAATCAGTTAGAGAAACCTTATTTTCAAAACTCTCTAACTTTTTTGCCTTAGAAACCAAAAAAACCTCTTTCGAGGTGGTTTCCGATGTCTGAGCCTGTTCAAGGCTAAGATTGTTCTTAGTATCAAGACCTGAATCAGCATTGGCTCCGTTCGACAAAACAGTTACTAATGCTACGATACTGAGTGTGCTAATGATCTCTTTGTTTCTTTCGATAAATTTAATCATAGTTTCCTCCTTAGAAAACAATAACACCTTGGTAGGTGTTACTACCAAGTATAACACAAATTTTGCCCAAAAGTCAACTTTATAGGGTGGTATAATAAAGATTATGCCACAATACGCATCTAATTATCCTACCTCACTTTCATACCCTATTGCTTCAGATCCCGTTAATGTACACGGAGACTTTAAGGTATTGGTTGATGCTTTGAATGATATTTTGCCACCATTAGGAATGACAAGCGTATCTTCTAAGGTTAAAAATAATTCTGGCGTATCTTTAGTTGCTGGGACTCCCGTTTTTATTTCTGGCAGTGTTTCTGGTTTACCAACGGTATCAAAATATAATCCATCAAGCCCTAGCCATAACCCAGATGTTCCAATTCTTGGAATAGTACAAAGCACTATAGCAAACAATGCAGAAGGCGTTGTAGTTGTTTCTGGTGTTTTACAGATGAATGTCACATCATTTGCTACAACTGTAGGAGCAAAAATATATGTTGACAGCAATGGAAACCTTGTTGAAGGCCGTCCTTTATCTGGTCCAGCAAGATATGTTGCAGTAGTTGCAGTTTTAGGAACACAAGGTTTGTTAATAGTTCAAGCAAAAGGAAACGGTACTTGGGGTGCACTCAAGGACGGTTTGTCGTGATATAATAACATTATGGCAACTTTAAGAGGATCTCAATCATTATACAATGTAGGCAATCCGCCTCCAACTGTTGTCTGGACTGTAGTTCGTGGAGATACTTCTGGGTTTAAGGTTTATGTTACAGATGATGCAAAGGTCCCGTTAATTTTAAAGGGTGTTGGATCTGAGTGGGACATTGCCATGAAGATTAAAAGACCAACCCTTGCATCAGACAAAGGAGTCATCACTGATAATGCAACTACAATAATGGCTTTGCATCCAGTTGCAGATGAAGATGACCTTGTTGGAGAGTTTACAGTTTGGCTTACAGCAGAAGAATCCAATGTCTTGCAGACAGGAGACATCTTTGATATTCAGGTTAGCGACCCAACAAGAGTCTGGACAGTTTGCCAGGGTAGCATGGTTATCCTTGAAGATGTAACAGATTAATGGCCACGGCATTAATACTTGATGAACTTAATGGTAAAACCAAAAAAATTTTTTCTATTGATTATCCTGTAGTTCAAGTAGAAGAAATAACAAGAAACACCGTAATCACAGACATACTTCCTTTTAGAGTTAAGTTTTCAGCCATTCAAATTGTGGCTATTGGTTTGGGCAATACCCCAGCAATTCCACTACAGGTTATTGGA